CTAGCTAACGCTTATGATCTGACCATTGTGCGCGTTGATCGTGAACTGCACGAGTTCACCCTGACGCGTCGTCCAGTCGATGACATAAACTTTTTGTCCGTTCCTATCAAAGAGGCCGACGAAACGGCGCATCTCGCCTCCATAGCGCGACTCGATAGGACGTAGAATGTTCTTCAACGGGAGTATCTCTCCGCGCTCGCGAGCATTGCGCGCGTCATCCGCCGTAAAGGAATTGCTCCACTGGCCCTGTGCCGTGGCACATGGCGAGAAGGCGGCAAGGCCAACGCAGAGAGAAAGAATGATCCGTTTCATATGGCGGGTTATGCACCCTCGGCCCTGAATACATGCTGAATGACAACAGCGGAGTTTAGTCAGATTTGAAGTCAGCTCAACGCTGGCGGGCCCATTCGCGAAGGCTCTCATCCTTTGGATCTTCCAGCGTGACCTCCAGCCGGGCATAGAGATGTCCCGGCGTATCCTTGAACTGAACGCCCTTATTGCGAAGACGAAGCACCATCCCCGTATTGGACCCCTCGGGGACTTTGAGGGTCACAGTACCTGCGGGCGTGGGGACCTCGATATTGCCGCCAAGTACCGCCGTCTTGAGCGGCAGCGGTACTGACATCCGGAGGTCCGACCCTTCACGCGTCCAGGTCTTGCTCGGACGGACGTGAAGCTCCAGCAGCGCATCTCCCGGCGGCCCACCTGTCTGCGATGGCTCACCCTGGCTTTTCAGGCGCAGGACCTGGCCGGTGGCAACGCCCGGCGGGATCGAGACATTCAGGCTCTTATTGTCTGCCATCGTCATCTGACGCTTCGCGCCGAGGACCGAGTCCTCAAACGAGATATCGACGCGGTAGCGGGTATCTGCGCCCTTGCGCGGACCTGCCCTGCGTCTCTGGCCACCGAACATGCCCGACAGGATGTCCTCGAAGGGGTCGCCCTGAAACGAGCTGCCATGCTGGCGGAAACCGCCGCCGAAGCCGCCGCCATAACCACCGCCTGCACCGGCAAAGCCGGTCGGGTTGCCATCGGCATCGATCTCGCCCCGGTCGAACTGGGCGCGTTTGGATTCGTCACTCAGGATTTCGAAGGCCGCTGACGCTTCCTTGAAAGCGTTCGCTTTCTTCTCGTCATTCGGATGAAGGTCGGGGTGAAGTTCCTTGGCCTTCTTGCGATAGGCCTTCCGGATCTCCTCGGTCGAGGCAGATTTGGTCACACCGAGTGTCTGATAGGGATCGCGGGTCAAGGACGTCTTTCTCTTTCTTCACACTGAAAATCCAATGCCTAGTTAGAGTGCGCCCGCGCCGATTGAAACCCACCTGCCTAAACGTCCATCAGCTGCGACTTCCGCGACACGCACCTCATCGACGGAAACCTCCAACGTGACAGGCGATTCCGGCGTCCTGAAATTGATGACCTCTACCCCGTCAAGCAGGCCGCGAACCTCAAAACGGTGCGGCCCGGTCGGGTCCGGCAGGTCCCAGCTATCAGGGATGTCCGGCGCGCAGGCGAGCCAGCTCACCTGCATCCCTCCAGCTGTCTGCTTCGCCCGCAGCTGAGCGACGGGCCAAGGAAGCCCCGCTTTGTCTTCATGCCTGAAGACTTGCGGGTCAGACCCACCAGCCCGCCAGTGCATCTCGATACCAACTTCGCCGCGCGTGAGCGCAGACGCCTCAAGCGCATCATCGACGAGAACCACAAGCGCGCCCTGCCCTGCCCAGGCAGCTGCTGAGCCGTAGAGGCCTCGAAGCAGGCCAGAGAGACGCCAGCTCCCATCCTCCTGCAAGTCAGCCCTTTGAAAGGATAGCGCTTCCCACTCCTCCTCGCTCTGCACCAGCAGCGTGTTTGCACCTGCCAGCACGCTTTCAGCTTCAGCGCTGGAGACTTCGCCGCCGAAGAGCTCAAGCGCTACCTCAGAGGCCGCATCCCATCGGTGCGCCGGTCCCGCGACCAGCGGCGCTAGCAGCCGCCCGATGTGCGCAGGCCTCGGCACGCTTGCCCGGATGTTCAGGCCGTTCAGGGTCCGCCCGGCTTCGACGGTGACGGGTCCCACCCATGGCGATCCGGCTGCTGCGACGAGCGGGCCATTGGCTGACTTGCCCGGCAGCGCTGGCGCATCGATCAGGATGAGTTCGGGCGCTGCCGGAATGAGCGCGGCGGTGCCGGTGTCCGGTACAGAGCCAGCGAGCACAGACACCCCCTCTACCGGCCGCGACAGCTCTAGCCTGCGCGCGATCCCCTCATCAGAGATATCATCAATCACCCATTCTCCGGGCAGCATTTCAACCGATATCCGGTCGCCAGGCTCCAGCGCCAGAAGGTGCGGTGGCAGCGTCAGCGATGCACGCTCGCTTTCCACCGCCACGTTCAGCAAGTCGTTTGCGACGCGGGTTGCTTCAGCCTCCGACATGAGGAGCGGCAGACTGGTTTCGATACGGTAGCGCGCGTCGCCGTCCGGAAGGCGGGCATGGGCAACGGCTGGCGCATAGGCGTCATCGGCACTGATATGGGTGAGTGTGAGATGGCCCGGAAGTTATCGAGCAGGACATGCGTCATGGATGGGCCATCGCCGACAATCTCATCGGCTAAGATGTTCAGCAAGGCACTTCTGGATGCTGGCCGCAATGAAAGCCCCGCCTCGCTTTCGCGGCAGCTGAACCTATGCAGCGCCTGAAGCGGCTCCAGAACTGACCGGAGCGTCGAGGGCGCTGGCACGACAAAACCCTCCACAAGCCCGTCGAGCGCGCCTGCCTCCATCTCAACGCCCGAAAGCGCGGACAAGTCTTCGATCACGGCAGAGAGCGGCACAAGACCTGCCCGTCCGTTCAACCAGTGACCAAGCGACCAGTTCGGTCCATCGCTCCAGACGTCGCCTCGAACAGGAAAGTCAGGCCAAGGCCGCGCATCCCACGCCCAGGCGAAAGCGGCATCGACAAAGGACTGGGCCTGCCAATAGGAGAGCGAAACCTCCAGCGCCCGCCGTTGCAGCACATCATTGCGCGCGCCATCCGAAAAGTGTGTCAGAGCACTCTCGGAGCTTTTCGGATCGTAAAAGACATTTGGCGCATTCGTGCCGCGGTCTACGGCTGGAAATCCGATCTCCATGAGGCGGACAGGTTTCAGGCCGGGCGTCCAGCTGGTCGCCGTCGACGAGCGCGTGCCGCCGAGCCTTGGATGGTGCGACTGGCCCCACCAGTTCCCGAGATCTTTCTGCCGGAAGACCCAATGTTCGCCATGTGCACCGTCTGCAATCGGCGGTCGCTCCTGCGCCGTGCGTGCCTCCGCTGATGCATAGTACCAGTCATAGCCTTCCCCGCCCTGAAGGTTGGCGGCGAGATAGGCTGCGTCCGAAGCCCCTTCGAAACCTGCCAGCGCATCGAGATGATCAGACTCGCTACGCCAGTCGCTGAGCGGCGGGTACCAGTCCACGCCGACGAAATCCAAATCCGGTGACGCCCAGAGCGGGTCGAGCGGGAAAAGCACGTCGCCGGATCCGTCCTGCGGGATATAGGCGCCATATTCGGTCCAGTCCGCCGCATAGGAGATGAGCGTGTCCGGCCCGAGAATGTCCCTCGCCTCCGCCGCGATCTCGATCAGCGCCTCAACGAATGGGAAGGCCCCCGCATCGTCGCGCAGGCGCGTCAGGGCGACCATCTCGCTACCGATCAGGAAGGCACCCACACCGCCCGCCTCAACTGCAAGGCGCGCATGGTGCAGGATGAAGTGGCGATAGCCAAACGCGCCATCGGCGGCGACGAAAGCATCAATCTCTGTTCGCACCGACGCTGTCTTGTCCGGCAGCGAAGTGATCCGTCCGCGCCACGGGAAAGCGCCCTGCTCTTCCCCGCCATAGGGGTCGGCCAATCCGTTTCCCGACGGAATGTCCATCAGCAGGAAAGGCGATAGCGTGACCTCAAGCCCGCCTGCTTTCATCTGCGCAATCGCTTGCAGGACTGATATGTCTGACGGCGTTCCGCCATAGTTCGCCTTGCCGACCGTCTGGCTGACGAGCCGCGCTTCCGACCGTGAGAGACCCGCAACCTCCCAGCCGAAGGGCACGCTCATACGCTCACGGGTCTCGACACCGGGCCGGATGCGGCACGTACCTGCGCGAAGATCATCCCCGAACCAGGCGACCGTCAGAGCGGCGCGCCGAAGCTGCGGAAAATCATCCTGCGCCTGCGCCAAAGACTGGGTGAAATTGGCCGCGCCAGCCGGGTTATTCATGTTGAGCGGTGTCTCAACACCCGGGAACCGCCGTTCACGGACGATATCGGTCGCATAGGCAAACTCGCCTGTCGCCGGGATGATGTTCAGCCCTTCCACGACGCGCAGCAAACTGCCCGCATCTTCCAGCGCTCGAAAGACCTCAAAGCTGAGCTGCGGCAGGCGGTTCCCGAAGCGATCCAGCGGCAAATCCTCGAGAACCACATAGGCCGTCCCGCGATAGGCTGGCGCATTGCCTGCGCCCTCGACCGCTTCGATCAGCGGATCTGGAAGCTGGCTCTCATCGCCGCGATAGAAGCGATGATTGACGTCAGCGAGCGCTAGCACCTCGCCATTCGCCCAGATGCGCCCGAGCCGGGTGACAGGGCCCTGCGCGATCGCGACCGCGAAGCTCACCGAATAGCTGTACTCATTCAGCTTCGGGCCGCCCTTGCCTGCAGACCGCTCGCGGCGCTTCTCCTTGAACCGGGCCGCCCAGATCACCTGTCCACCGACCCGCGCGCGTCCATAGACGAGCGGCAGGCCTGCGCCCTCCCGGCTTTCCATGAGGTGCAGCGCGGTCATTCGCGGGCCGTGAACATCGCTGGCGAAAACGCTGTCCACGGCCCGGCCCGCAAGCCCTCCCAGCGCGCCGCCAAGGGCCGCGCCTGAAATCTCCGCCCCCAACAGGTTGAGACCGCCCGGCAGCAGCGCGCTGCCAAGGGCCGGACCGGCCTGCGATAGAATGATCTGTCCCATGAGTATCAGTCCTCCAGACCGGGAAATGAGAAAGCGCCCGCGATGCGCCGCCGCCACCAGGGCACCAGCCGGGTCGCGCATACGCTGCGCCCCCAATAGGCGTGGATGATGGTGTCAGGACTGGTCGCGATCGCGCAGTGCTTGGCCGCGCAGCCTGCGCCCATGCGAAACATCAGGACGTCGCCCGCATTCGCCGCGCCCACCGGAATTTCCCGCAACCAGATGCGCGCTGCTTCAAGCAGCGTGTCGTCACTGCTGAGGTCTGCCCAGTCCGGCGTATAGGGCGGCACAGGTTCCGGCTCCGCTCCGACAAGTTCGCGCCAGACGCCGCGTACGAGGCCGAGGCAATCAGCCCCCGCACCCCTCCGGCTTGCCTGATGCTGATAGGGCGTGCCAAGCCAGCCGCGCGCGGCCTTGACGATGTCGGCGCGCCTCATCGACGGCCTCCGTCATTGCCCGCCGCTGCAGGCCCGGAAAGCACGAAATCCTGTCCCGGCAGATGTGGAAATCCACGATAGTTTTCGACGTTCGAGAAGACATCGCGGCAAGTCTCGAACCGCTTGTCGCAGCTCTGCCCATCGACGCCGGCAAGGCCGCATCTTGCATCTCCGAGCGCCGCATCGCACCGGCGCGAGACAAGACGCCCCACGGGCCGCTCAAGTTCTGCCTTCAGTGAAATCAGCTCGGCTTCAAACTGGTCACCGCGCTGCGTGATCTCACTCAGAAAGCCGGTCCAGATGAGGGTGTGATCTTCGGTCGCCTGCCAGTCGACGCGGTAAACATGCACCCGCGCCTGCGTCCACAGACCCGTAGCGAGGTCGACCTCTGTCAGAGCGTCCGCGACAAGCGCACCGTCACCGCTTGCACGGCCGGGCCGCAACCCACCGGCAGTTTCAAACCTCGCTGCAGAAAGGGCCGCGCCGGGGCTGTAGGTCACGCCGCCAAACCTCAGTGCACGGTCATGATCCGTCAGGCCGACCGCCAACCCGTCTTGGCGCTCCAACCGCCAGCAGAGGCAGGTGGTCGCTGCGCCGCTCGCAAGCCTTGCCTCAAACGCTTCGCTTATCTGTTTCATGATGCGCCCCCTCAGAAAATCTCGACCAGAGGCAGGCTCACCACCCGTCCGGATCCAGCTGTCTCGAAGCTCACTTCCAGGGCGTCCGTGTCGAAGCGCACCGGCCAGTCATATTCGAAGCCCGCTGTGAGGATGGCGCCCTCTTCCGGGGCGACGTCGAAGGCGACCTCGCCTGTCACCTCGTCCACCTCCCACCCACTGAGGAGTTCGGCGCCGTTCACGCCGATGCGCACGCTGCCGGGGGCAGGTTTCAGGATCGCGCGCTCAATGCCACTATCCGCCATCACCAGCTGGAATACGCTGCGGGTCCCGTTGCCCGTGCCAAGCACTTCATCGGTGGGCGACACGGCCATGCCGGTCGCTGCGCTGGAGAAGGCGGTCGGGTCACGAAAGCGGAACCCTGACAAGCGCCCGCGCCGCGCATTGAAGAAACTGACCAGACTGTCGAACGCCTCCACACTGAGCGGCGGTGTCACCAAATCCCAGCGCCTCTGCGGACGCGACCAGCGGGCATTGCGGACTTCCCTTCCGCTCGACAGCATCAGCGTCTCGGTCTGCCAGACAGGCCCGCTGGTAGAGCCAAACCCGGAGGGGACTGGCAGGCGGCCTTCGTGGAATCCTGCAATGCTCATGTGAACCTCCGCCCGATTGCGGCGGCTTTCGCCACGGCCTTGGAAAGCTCGCGTGTCGAGGTGGCTTGTGAGGTACCCACGCCCGGTCGCGGGAGATTAAAGGTCAGCGATGTGCCCGTCGCGCCAACTCCCGTCCGCGCGAGCGCAGCTTCTGCCGCAATGCTCGCAAGGTCCGCCAGCACCGCCCGCGTCATCTGCGAGAAGTCGAGCTCGCCAGACCGCGCGGCGCGCGACAGGGCTGCTTCTATGCCTGCGCCTGCCTCACTGAAGGCGGCCTCAAGCGATGCTGCTGCGGCCTGTCCCGGCCCGTTGGCGAGCGCGGCCAGCGCATCGCCTGCGCGGTCCAGCTCTGTCGTAAAATCATCCATTCGCCTCTGTCCTTTCATCCGGACGCGTCTTCATCATCAGGTCGAATTCCTTGCGCGGCAGCGCCGGACCGGAAGGGGTGGTCAGCGCGCGCCATTCGCGCAGGCTCAGTTTCCAGAATTGCGCCGGCGCGATCCCCATCAGGGCCGCCGCGCGCAGCATTTCAGCCCACGCCAGCACGGAACGCCTCCGCTACGGCCGCCGCCGCGGCGGCTGGCTGGATTTTGAGGCGTGCCAATACATCCGGCTCAACCTGCTCACCGCCGCCTTTCATCAGTATAGAAACCAGCTGCAGGAGTTCGGCTGCCGACAGCCGCCTCATGCGCGCCTGAAGGTCTGCCAGAGATGCACACCCGAAGGCGCTCTCGATCTCTGCCAGCGCCCCCAGCGTCAGGCAGAGCACCCGCTTCTGACCAGCCACGTCCAGGCTCACCTCTCCGCGCGCGCCGTTCATGCGCTTGCCTCGAATGTGATCTGACCGGCGCTCTGCAGGTCGATGGAGAAGGTCGCCTCGCCGTCGAAACTACCCGCCCAGCCAAGCTGCGAGATCTGGAATGGGCCGGTGAAGTCTCCAAAACCTGGCACGCACAGCTTAAAACTGCAGAGCTCCCCTGACATAAAGACCGCGCGAAGCCGGGCATCGCTTGCCGCATCCTTGAACAGGCCGCGTCCCCGCACCCGCATGGAGCGCAGCCCCGCTTCGCCGAGCAGTTCACGCCAGCCACCCGGGCTGTCCATGCTCGTCGCGTCAACGCTCTTCTGTTCAAGGTCGAAGCTGCTCGTGCGGATGCCCGCCACTGTCGTAAATGTCTCAGGCGAGGCGCCGTCAGAAATCTTGATCAGGACGTCGCGTCCTCTTTGCCCGCTCATTTGCCCGCTGCCTCAAGAATAATTCGTACCCGGAGCACGCCTCGAAACTCCCGAAGGTCCGGCGTGCGCATCACGTCGCTATAGAGCGTCTGGGACAGCACACTTCGCAGCCCGTCAGAGCCGAAGGAAAACGCGTCCAGGACCCGGCGTAGCTCGCTCAGGATGCGCATCGCCTCGGCGCGCCCACCCATCCGGCTTCGCAGGCCAAAGCTCAGCGTATGAGCGCTTCCGGCATGGCCTGCACTCCCATTGGGGCGCACATCGTGGCGCTCCAGTTCGACGCAGGGAAAGACGGGCTCATCGCTTTCGCCATCAAAGATCCGCGCAGGATTTCCGAGATAGGCCTGAACACCCGCATCGCTGCGCAGGGCTTCCATCACGGCGAGCTGAAGCTCTGCTTCCACGCCTGAAGGGAATGACGGCGCACTCATAGCCGCACCTCACGGCGCGCAGCGACGAGGGCCTCTGCCGTCTCCGGCACGACATCATTGCTGCCGCGCCGATAGGCGGCATCCGCCATGACCAGAAGCGCGAGCGACAGGTCCTCTGGCACATCCGCCGCGCCGCCAAACCCGGCAACGAAATCGACCTCCACCCGCGCGCCTGTCTCTATCGCTGGCAACCAGCTACCCGGGCGAAGGCACAGCCGCTGGCCATCCAGCACGAAGCGGCTGGTCAGTTCGGTCTCAACCTCCCCCACAACGCTTCGGACAGACACAAGCTCGCTGACAGGCCCCGCGGGCAGCCTGACACCTGACCTCGCCATCAGGTCACGCGGCCAGACCTCAAAACTCCACCGCAGCGTCCGGCGCACCAGGCACAGCCCGGCTTGCGTTTCCAGCGCGGCCCGTGCCCCGGCGATGAGCGAGGTCACCAGCTCATCTTCGCCATTATGCCCGATGCGCAGATAGGATTTCGCCTTTGAAAGAGACATAGGCTCTTCGTCTGGCGGTGTGAGAACCGTCAGCGTCATAATCGTATTCCATCTATTGAAAGCTGCCTGCCCGACGGGCGACACGAGCGGTCGCGTTACGGGGCGGTATCAGCCTGCGATCGCTCGCAGGCTGACTTTGGTGACCGCGCTAGAAGACCATGGCCTTGATGGCGTCGAAGTTCTGGACGCCGCCTCCCACACGCTTAGTGGTGTAGAACAGGACATAAGGCTTGGCTGAGTAAGGATCGCGCAGCACCTGCGCACCCTGCCGGTCAACGATCAGATAGCCGCGCCGGAAATCGCCAAACGCGATCGCCGCATTGCCCGCACCGATGTCCGGCATGTCTTCCAGTTCGGTGACGGGATAGCCAAAGATCGTCTGACCCTCACCATTCATCCCAGGGCGCCAGAGATAGCGACCATCCGCATCCTTCAGCTTACGGACAGATGCAACCGTCTTGCGGTTCATCACGAAACGACCATTGGAGCGGTACTGGCTCTTCGGCGTCTGGATGAGGTCGATGATCTGGTCACCGGCATCGCTGGCTGTAAAGTCGCCCGCGACCGAGCCGATCTTGCCCCAGGCATGGCTCGCTTCAGCGACGACGTCATAATCGAGGAAGCCCCTCGGCTTGCCGTCGCCATCACCTGTCACAAAGGCTGCGCTCTCCTGAATGGAGAAGGCCGCCTCGACCTCATCGGCCAGCCAGGCATCGACATCGGCATAGCTGTCATTGAGCAGCGTTTGCGTCGCCGCCGGCATGGCATAAAGCTCACCCGCGGGGAATTCGAGCAGGCTGAGACCGGCCGTCGTCGTTTGCGTCCGCGCTCCCGTTTCAGAGACCCAGGCCGCACCCACACCGAGGCTGACAGGCTTGCGGTAAACGCCTGCCGTCGTCTGGCGCACACTTGCGATCTGGCGCATCGGCGAGGCCTGCATCAGCCTTGCCTCGATCAGCCGGTCAAGCTCCGGCGGCGCGGTATAGCCGCCCTGATCGTCCGTGCCTGCAGACAGGGATTTCACGTCGAGGCGCGCGAGCCCGCTTTCGTCGCCGCTGCGCAGATAGCGCGACCAGGCCTCGCCCTGCTCCGTGCCCGACTGCGCCGGTGAGGCCTCATCGGGACGCGCCGCTTTCAGGCTGATCTCATCAAGGCGGCGGTCCAGCTTTTTCAGCTTTGCATCCAGCAGTGGGTCATGCGTGCCCTTCGCCTCGATTTCGGCAAGGCGCTCATCATTGGCCTGCTTATAGGCCTCGAACGCCGCCATCACTTCGGCCGTTGCAGCACTGCCTGCCTCGGCTGCCATCTTTGTTTCCTTGGTCATCTTTCTCCTTCCTCAGGCCGCCCGTGCGGCCCCTCCAATCTGTGTGAACCGGGCAAGTGGCTGCATGGGCGCCGCCACCAGCGATATCTCGACAAGGTCAATGTCGATGAGGTCCCGCCCGCCTTCGGGCCGGGGCTTCCAGAGCCGCGCGTGAAACCCGATGGAGAGGCCGGTTAGACCCGCCTTCACTGCGCGCGACGCGGCCGCGCTATCAATCAGCCCACGGACGAACAGCCCGCGACCATCCTCGACAAGGCGCGTCCAGCGCCCGGCGACGGCACCGGACCTATGCTGCAACAGCATCGACACACCGCCCGCTCTCAGGCTGCGGGCAAAGGCACCCGCCCTCACCACGTCGCCGGACAGATCCGCAGCGCCAAACAGGGCCGCATAACCTTCAACCAGAAGCGGCGCGGGCGTCATGGCTTCGCCTCCAGCCGCGCTTCGATCCGGTCCAGCTGGTTCTCGATGGCCTCGAGATGGGCTTCCACGCGTGCCAGTCGCTCGGCGACCGGGCGCGCAATGTCCGCGCGCTGTTCCAGCATGGAAATCCGCTCTGCGGCTGCCCCTGCCCAGACGAGCGCCCCGCCCGTCTGAAGCGCGAGCGCCAGTACGAAGCCGGCCGTTATCTTGCGCTCGATCATTGGCTTAGCCCCGCGAGAGCACGCTTCTGTTCGGTGGTCAGGAAACTCGCCGCCTCAAGCCGCGCCCACAGCGCATCTCGCTCGCCTGAAAAGGCTGGCACGTCCTCCAGGTCCGGGCGCACCTCGACATCCTCGAACCGGCCCGCCAGCCAGACACTCAGGGCGTCGGCCACCTTATGGACCAGAGGCAGAACTGTCAGGCGCCAGAAGGCGAGGTTCGCTTCCTTATAGGTCGCATAAGTATTGTCGCCTGGGATACCGAGCAGCATGGGCGGTACGCCGAAGGCGAGCGCGATCTCTCGCGCAGCTGCATGGCGCGTGCCTGCAAAATCCATCTCTGCGGGCGACAGCGACATCGGCTTCCAGTCGAGCCCGCCATCCAGCAGCAACGGACGTCCGGCATTTACCGCGCCCGAATGCGCACTTTCCAGCTCTTCCTTCAAACGGTCGAATTGCGACGGTGTCAGGCCCGCCCCCTCGCCGTCATAGACCAGCGCGCCAGATGGCCGGGCCGCATTCTCGATCAGCGCCTTTGCCCAGGCCGCCGCGCCATTGTGCAGGTCAAGCGCCTTGCGCGCCGCTGCCAGCGGGGAAAGCCCCATCACGCTGTCTGAAGGATGATAGAGTTTGAGGTGCAGCACAGGGCTCCAGCCATCCGCCTCGCGATAGATGATCCGCTCGCCGCGGCGCTTGCGCACGGCCCAACCAATCAGGCCGCCTTCGCTATTCGTCTGTGGACGGATTGTGTCGGCACGCAGCGCGAAAAGCCCTTTGGGTGCGGCCTCCCCCGCAAGTGTTATCGCCTCTGCCCAGGCATTGCCCGTAATCTGCAGGTCGCCGTATAGCCGCTCCAGTAGAACTCTGCCCGCTTCATCTGGTGACGGCCGCGACAGCAGCGCGCCGACATCCTCATCATTCGTCGACAGCGGAATGGACGCGGCCGCCTCGGCAATCATCCGCACGCAGCGGTAGGCAATCGCATTTCCAGCATAGCCATCGCGCATCAGCGCGCTTGCATCATGACTGCCCCAGCCCGCGCCCGGCAGGCTCGCCAACGCGATAAAGGATGTCTGCGCCGAACGCGTCTCGACTGTCTGCCAGGGCCATCTCATCTATCACCGCTCTCCTTCGCTTGGGGCTCTCCGCTAAGGCGCACCCCTTGTTTTTCAGCGTTGATGAAGTTCTAGCCGGGAGGGCCATCCGGTCTGACAAAACGGCTGGACGCCAATAGTGGCGGCTGGATCGCGCGGGACACCGCAACATCCGTCCACGCACAAAGCTACCAGAGCTGCCGAATGCTAGGCTGACGCCCGGTAGCTGTCTCCAGCGTGGTGATTGCCCAAACCAGTGTATCCACCCTGTCGGGAGAGCCCTGCATCCCGCTGCTGCCAAACTGCAGCATCTCTTCTTCCAGCTCGGCAAACTGCCCGGCATGCGACACCCGCCCGCGCTCATAAAGCGCGATCACGGGCGCCGCCCGCGCTGTCTTGGAAAGCCGCGCATGAACGAGCTGGATCGGCACATCGCACCCGCCTGACCGCAGGACTGACCGGACGAGTTCACCGCCCTGATTGGCTTCGGCAACGATCCGGCTCGCGCCCATACGCACCGCCAGCGTCACGGCCGCTTCAGCCCATACAGCAGGCGATTTTCCCTGAAGCGTCGCATCTTCAAGGACCCAGAAATGAACCCCGCCTCCGGCCGCATTCGTCGTGCCCGCCGCGATCAGGCCGCAGGCGTCGGCGCCTTCCCCGATACTGACAGGCGGATCGACCGCCACGATGATATCGCCAAGCTTTGACGGCGACCTTCCCGCACGCGCGGCCAGCAGCATGGCGCGGGTCCAGAAGACACCATCCTCGGCCTCGAGAAACTCGCCTTCCAGCTCCTGACGGCCCAGCCGCGTGCCGCCCATGCGCGCCTCGATGTGAGAGATGAAGGCAGGCGACAGGAAGCCTGCATTGTCCCGCGTGGCGCTTCGGGTGACCGCCACGCCGCCCTCACTCATCAGCTGACGGATTAGCGGCGTTCGCCGCGGCGTCGTCGTTATGACAGCGCGCGGATGCCGCCCGAGGCGCAGGCCGAGCTGCAGCATTTCGAACGTATCCTTGTCCCGCTTCCAGGCCGCCACCTCATCGCACCACGCCCCGTCAAACTGCGGGCCGCGCAGACTGTCCGGGTCTTCAGAAGAGAAAGCCTGCGCCACCGCGCCATTCGGCCAGACCAACCGCCTGCGTGAGCTTTCATAGACAGGCGGCGCCTCGCCCGGCCGCGCGATCTGGCAGAGCCCGGATACCCCGTCGATCATCGTTTCGCGCACATCGTGAAGGGTCGGCCCGACCAGAGCGATGGAGCGCAGCCCACCAAACAAAGCGCCGAAACGCACCCATTCAGCCCCCGCCCGCGTCTTGCCGGACCCACGCCCGCCAAGCGCCAGCCAGCTATTCCAGTCGCCAGCGGGCGCGCACTGCGGGCCACGCGCCGTCAGCACGAATGGCAGGGCCGCATCGCCCGCCAGCTCATTCACTGTATCTGTCATCGCCGACAGACTAGCTGCGCAGCCAATACGGTCGGAGAGATTGCCGCCCCGCCCCAGCCTGCTAAGCTTGGCAGCGTGGGGAGGAAGCCAACATGTTCCTGTTCTTGCTCTGGTGGTGCGTTGACGACCACCTTGCTGCCGCGCTGGAAACACCGGGCCTCGGCACCCTGCCGATCTGGGTCCCGCTGATCCTGTCGCTTGCGTTCAGTTTCACGCTTCAGGGCGCCGTCAAGAAACGCAAAGACTGA